GGGCAGAGGCATCGCCGGAGGCAAGCCGGCCTGATTAATTTTGGCAATCTGAGAGCTTAAAAGCTGATTTTCCAGGCCCATCCGTTGAATATTTAAGTCCTGGATCGTTTTGCCATAAGCATCCAAGCGCGCTCCACTATCGCGTGTCGTGTTAATAGCGCGGGAGATGTCTTGTCCAGCTCCAGCAATTCCTTCGCCAAGACTTGGCGTTCCGACCGAGACAGGGGCGTAAGAAGATGTTTGGGCACCAAGCGCAGCAAGCGGATGGAGTCCGGCTGCTTTGGCGTCGGCAACTTTCCAGCGAATACCTTGTTGTGCAAAGTCCTTTTGAAGCTTGCGGTCTTTCCGTTTGTCTTTAGCATCTAATAAGCCTCCTACTACTTTAAAACCACCGGATATTAACGAGTCGAGCATGATATACGACTCCAAAAGTTGTTGCGCTTACGGGCTCCAGAGCCCTTCTTTTGTTTGTTTTTCGCGAAGATTACTTCGCGGCGGCGCTTACGCCGCAGACACAGAGCCACGAGCTTAGGATCAGCGAACCGCAAGCCGTGGACAGGGCCGCCCGAGTAAGCTTTGACGCGGGCGGCAGACCGACGCACGGCGGCAGGCGGCGCATAGCGTTTGTCAGGCTGAAAGCGCCGCGCATCGCCGAGGTCGGAGAGTTGGATAGGTGGGACAGGGATCAAGACGGGCGCTGGTCGTATTTTAAACGTCAGCAGAGAATCTAGCGATGACGAGAAGGCATCGCGCTGACGGTTGGAAGTGAAGAGTTTTTTGACCATGGCCCGTCCATCCTGTCACCTAACACAGTGCACATCAAGTAGTGCACTGAAATTTTCCCATAATGGGGGGAGCTTGCGTGTAGAAGATTGCGTTGTTGCAAGCTCAAAGCGCGCCAGGCGCGACCAGGTTATTGCATGACTGCAATTTTGGGTGTCTCCCGGACCGTAAACAGGGACCGGGGGCCGCGCAAAGAGGCGCGGAAGGGATCCGTAGCTCAGCGTGAGACGCCCTCGAGGATGTTAAAAAGGGGCTCGCCAGAGGGGAGCCCCTTGAGGTGTCACGGCTTAGGCGTGACCGATTCAGCCGGAGGCGCCGGGGGCGGCGCCGCGGCTGGTTGTGCCGCCTGGGGTTTGGCAGGCGGTTTCGATTGGAGCGCAATCATACGCTCCATGGCAGGATCGGGCTCGAAATCGTGTTCCCAAGGGGAGGTGGGCTCATAATCGTCGCCCACATCGAAGTCGTTAGCCTCTTCTTCAGTTTCCGCGCCACGCATAGCCGCCTCACGCGAGACGGCAGCAACTTGGGCGCGGATGACATCGACCATAGACGGCTGTTTTTTGTAGCCGACCGGCGGTTCGAGGGGGACGGGATTAGGTTTTTCCCGTCCCTTATCGTCCAAATACTCGGACTGTACAGAGCGTTCAAAGACAGGTGCTTCTTCGTTCGACATAGAGACCTCAAAAGATGTAAGAGTGACCAGTTGGGGAGACCATACGTCTTGCCTGAATACTATGCTTAGCAGTCACGTATAGTCCATCAGTATCAGTAGAGGCGAATACCCTTTTAGTTGGAACCGAAGAGACAAAGGAAGCATTGAGAGCCGGATCGGAAGCAAAAATGCGGGCCATATGCCAGTAGTCTAGAGCAGTCGTGCGGAATTCACCGGAAACTAAGCTTTCGGCCCGCCTGTATTCGTCGTAGCGATCCTGATACCCGAAGGTATCTTCAGGTGTAGCATGCGCCGCATAGACTTCCTTGTAAGCAACCTCTTGCTGTCCAATATGTTGAAGCTCTCTTTGCCAGAAGTCTTCCTTTGTGCGCCGGTTCCAATGGCGGAACAGCCCTTGCATGTACATAGTTTTGGGACGGACAGTCATGACGGAGATGACATATCCGTGTTCTTCAAAGAACTTTCTATAGCGATTAGACCGCATGGCAGCGATGCCGTGGCCTCGCATGTCGCCGACAACATCGTCCCCAGTGTCGGCTGTGGCGAGCACCTCGCTAAATTGAATAGTCTGCCGGCCCCCTCCAAGATATTCGGGCCGCTGTAGACGAGCGTCTGAAGACCGGACGCCCAAGTAGCGTAGATATTCCACGTAACGTGACCCATAGCGAGCACGAGCCTCCGCATAGCGCTGGAGAGCCATGGCCTCGCGAAGCGCGTTGATGGTAATCGCAGATGCATCAGAGAGGTCTGCGCGGATGTTTGGGATGTTGGAGGTGTCATCACCCTGAATCTTGAACTGCCGACCAGCCGAACCGTCAATGGCCACCGTCCAATCAGAGCCAGCTGGCGGAGATGCACCAGACGCGTCGATATACCCGGTCGCGGTCGACGCATAAGCATTGCTGGAATTACCAGCAATGCCTAGAACCGGAGCCTCAGTCCCGAGAGGGATTGTTATCGAGGGTCCTTTCTGCTCCCATGGTCGAGCGGAAGTAAAGTAGTCTTTTTCCCAGTCCGCATTTTGTAGCGCTGTAGACGTTGTTGTGTCTGGACCCGATGTTTCATCGATGGTGAGTTCAGTCTGAAGGTCTTGATCTCGGTACCAATCGTTCCAGACCTTGGCGTACGCCCGAAACGGAAGGGCGGAAACCTCCAAATCAGCCACCCCTGTCGGAACCCCAAGGTAATCAGCCAGTGAACCAACAGCGGCACCAGTAGAAGCAGGCATAGCAATAGTGGGAAAAACAGAAGCATCCATGCCATCGGGGCCTCCAGTTATAAAGTCTTCCCAATCTTCCCAGATGAGCCGGTGGGGCACGAACCAATGATGTATATTAACACGCACAGGGTGCATCACAGGCGCTAGTAAAGGAGAGCATCTAATGAGCGCTGAAGTAGCTTGCTGTATAGTGTCGCCGGGCAATACCTCCGTTAGACCGAAAGGGATCATCTCACCCATATCGCATGAGTAAAGCTTCGTATACGACAAGTTGAATTTAGAACGTTTCATAGTGATTCCCGTTTTTTAGTTATCTTCGACTTCGCCACCAGTTGACGGTATTTACCCTCGTTTGCTTGGCGAATAACTTCTTTGAGCGTTTCCAAATAAGTCCCCTTGGGTGCCAATTGGCGCGCAGCTTGGCGCAAAGGGAGCATTTTCGCTTGCTGTAGCCGGATAGTCTCCTCTGAAGCATTTGGGGCCCGTCCGATGTTCTTTCTCAATAGCTGCGTTAAGTACCTCCCTATAGGTTGGACACGGGACCGGCTCCTCAAAGATGTAGGCACATCGGTCAGTGTATTTTCCAAATTGTGGGTCATTAGTGCGGAAGCAACGTCCGGAATGATACCAGCACCAATCCCAGGCTTTAAGCTCATCCGGCAGAATTCGGGGTAGCGTCCGCATAATTTTGACTCAGATTTACTTGTCCATTTTTTTGTGATGTAGCCACAGATATACGCTGCGCTAGCCGCCTCAAGTCCACCACCAAAGACTCCCCCGAAGCCCCAGATAGATCGCATGCGATCACACACAGGGCAGCAAAATCCTCGTCGGTTAAGTTGAGTGCGACCACGGGCGCAAGTAGGATAGTTGAACAGAGCCAAGTGATAGTGGGGTCGGGAGGTAGTACCTCCATACTCCCCAACATTGTAGTATCGTATGCTTCTTCCTTTTGCATGGTATCTAAGCCTTTTCATGAAATCCCGAAGGTGATCCGGAACCAATGTTGCCTGCCCATCGGGCAAAACAGGCAACTTCTCATCTGAGTAAGTAAGGGTCCAGAAGCTATTCTCGGCGTGCTGAGTAGCCTCAAGCTCGAGGCGATGAGACCAGACACGGCGAGCGTTTACCCGGCAGGGCATGCACTGGCCACAGCCATGTGCAGCCCCGCCAGGAGCGATGTAGGGATTTCTACACATCACATGCGGTAGCCAATGCGCAGCGGGCGCGTAGTCGAGCGCCGACGTGTCCGGCGGGAGGTCCGATAAGACCGGCGGCGAGAAACACGGCGTTTGCGACGGTATCTCATCTGTAGTTGCTCCTTTTTCCGACTTTGCGGTATTCCTGAGTGAAGGGAGAGTATTCCCAGTAGTCATCAGGATCGCCTACTGGGGGCGGCTTGTGCCATCGTTCAGATATAGACGGCGCAATTCTATTACGAATATTCCAAAGTATTGAGCCGATCATGTCTTCTTCTAAACGATCCTTGACATTCTTCGACATGACCGGGTGCCAACCTGTCGGGGTCCGTGCGTAACCTAGATCGGTGATTGCGCCGGGCTCCTGGTGGGCACCCTCCGGAGCGGACATAGTCCGCTCCATGAGTTCAGGCTTGATAAGCGGGGCATTGCCCTGGCCCTCGACCATATAACGATCACCGGGCAGAGGCATCGCCGGAGGCAAGCCGGCCTGATTAATTTTGGCAATCTGAGAGCTTAAAAGCTGATTTTCCAGGCCCATCCGTTGAATATTTAAGTCCTGGATCGTTTTGCCATAAGCA